GATGTCAGAAAATTTGACGAAGTTACAAAACTTCCGATACACCAATGTCTCACCTTCCTCTCGTTTGAAAAGCAAAAGAATGACCTCGAAAGACAAATGATAAAGAAGAAGTTTAAATGAAAATATATTATAATATTATTGATAAATTACACACTTACCTAAATGGTAATGCTTCTATAAATACTGTAACCTTTGGTGATTTATTAGAAGTTGATTTGTCAAAACAAACTATTTTTCCCCTGGCACATATAAATATTCAAAATGTAGCATTTGCAGAACACATTATGAATATTAACATAAATGTTGTTGTGATGGATTTGGTAGATGAAGATAAAGACGATAAGCAAGATAAAGCAAAACCACATTTAGGTTTAGATAATAAGCACGATATACAAAATACACTACTTACAGTTGTCAATGGTATACAGTCTGCAATAAGAAGAGGTGAACTATATGATGATTTATTTCATCTAAACACAGATCCTACAGCTCAGTTATTTGAAGATAAGTTTGAAAATAAAGTTACAGGTTGGTCAATGGATTTATCCATTAGAACACCTAATAACGATATGGCACTAATAAATAGAGACGGAACAGAATGTCAATAAAATTAGATAACACAAAAGCATATTTAAAGTCTTATTCACAAAGGCTAATAAAATTACTAAAGAGAACTTTAGATGATAAGAAGATTACTTATACTGGTGCTGCTAAAAATTCACTTAGACAAAATATTGTAGAAGATTCTTTAGATGCCTTTGGAATAGAGATTGTAGGTAAAGATTATCTTAAAACTATAGAAGAAGGTGGTAAACCACCAAAACTACCACAAGTATCAGATATAGCTAATTGGCTAATACAAAAACCTGTTGACTTATATGGTACATTAAGTTTAAGACAAATAGCTAAAAAAGTAACATTAAAAATACGAAGAGTCGGTATTAGACAGAATATCTTTATCAAACCACTTGTAGATAGAGAACGTGATAATTTAAAACTTATTGCACCGTTTGTAAAAGATTTACAAGTTTCTATAAAAGACATACTAAAAGAGCAAGGATTGGATGTGGGCAACAAAACTATAAAATTTAAATAGATGAAAAAGATAAACGTCAGGTCACCATTTTTTATTACTGTACAAAAGGAAACTGCTAAAGTTGATCCTAATGATGACTGTATAAAAGATGCAGATGGGTTATGTATAGATGAAGACCCTTGCATAGCTACACCTACATTACCACAGTGTCCTGTAGATGAAATAGATCCTGTTTTTCAGGATAGAAATTTGATTTGTGGTGATACCTCAGTAAACATACCAGTTTCAGGTGCTGTAGTTTATAACTTTGATATAGATACATCAGGAAGGGACAATGGAGACTATACTGTTACGTTAAATAAAATAAACATACCTGTAAGAATTAGAATGGATGTTTTAGCCAACGTACCTAAAACAGATTTATCTACTGGTACAGCATTTGAAAATAAAGGATTGACTTCACACGATACTGCTTTTTTAGATGCAGGATATACTGCAACTGGTCTTACTTCGTCAGGCACAAACTCAGATGGTTTAAATATTACAAAAACATTTGCATACAATTCATCATCACATACAGGTAATTTAAGATTTCAGTTACACTTACCAGTTTTAACAGATAATGATATGAATATATCGGTAAGTTGCCCTGCAAAAACCACAGTTACTACAGTTCCTGATAGTGTGGTAACTATAGTTAGCTTTAGCTCTCTAAATGTACTTAACAATAAGTCTGTGGCAAATAGTTTTAGACCCTCAGTAAAACTAAATGGTGTAGAACTAGGTGAGGTTATAAATGGAGTGGGAGAAATAATGCAAAAAGATCATCCTAGTTTAACCAATGAATTATTGTTTCAAAGTGATTTAAATACAATTATGGGGGTAGGTAGAATTGATAATAACCACGCACAATTCGTTTCAACAAGAAGGTTTATACAAGCAGAGTCAGATTCAGGTGCAGAAGGAACTGGATTAAAACCTATTGGTGATTTAGGTATGACAGGCACTTTTGTTAATGGTCAACCTACTGTCAGAAACAGAAACTTTTTTGGCAATATTCCAAACGGAGTCGTAGCGTCACAATCTATAAAAACATTTTCAAGTACTTTAAGAAATACTAGAGTAACTTACAGTGGCAATAATTTTTTGCCTGATGGTATAAATACAATAGAAGTTTTACTGCCTACTGGATTACCTGATGGATTACCTTCTGAGCATTTAAAATTTCAAATAAGTATATCTAGACATACAGTTAAAAGTTTTGGCTCACCAGTAAGCCCTACAGGTTTATATATCGCAGATCCACCATCCGTTGCAGGACTTTATACAGGTGATGCACAAGCTTTAGTTGTACAAGGTACTATGGTTGGTCCACTTAGTCAATTTACTTTTGATTTTAAAGGTAACAATAATACCGAATTGTTTTTTGATCAAAACGCATACAGATGTGAAATAAGTAACCCACACATCGAAAATTTAAATGGAGCTGGTATTGATACAACAAATTTTACAGATTATGAACGAGTAGATGACCTACCTAAGGCACACAGTTTACGTATACAACAAATAACACTATAATATGGCACAAATATCATCAGCAGAATTAAAATTATATGTGTGGACTGGAGATTCAAGTCTTAGACCAGCTTCTCCTAGATATACCCTAAATAAAGTCAAACCTGCTAATTCTACAAGTATTGTTTTTGAGGTAGCAGAGCTTATTAAAGATTATGTAAAAGTAAAGTTCGATGGTAACTATGAAGCTATTCAGCAGTCTGCTTGGGTACAATGGACTATAAAAAGAACATATGATGATGCTTCTACTACAGATGAAACATCAGAACTACATATGGCATTTAGAGGATATGGTGAATTAAAAGATGGCATAAACCCACAATTATCAAAAGACTTGATGATTTCAAATAGCATTATACATAATAGATGTGGCGATACCCTTACTGTACCGTTCTTTGTATCGCCCACTAAAGGTGTAACTAGAGTGGAATATTTTCAAGACACTACTTCTCTTATAGTTCAATCTACAGGAACTTTTGTTGATTTTACTATTGCACAAGAAATAAAACTAAATCCACCTTTACCAGCTATAACTATAGACAAAACTGGTACAATGGTTGGTAATTCAAATAAAGTCGTATCAACTGGTAATTTGCCAAGTGACGCAACAAAATTTACATATCAAACAAGTGATGGTAGAGACAGAACAGTTTTAATTAAATGTATAGATGAATGTAAAAACACACCACACAAAATAAGCTTCACAAATAAGAATGGTGTAATACAAGATATGTGGTTTTTTGCACTAAAAAGAGATTCTATGAATGCAGAGAGAGAAGAATATAAAGCTTCTACTCTTGATATTACAGGTGCAGCAAATTATTTAGAATCCGATCATCAAACAAGATACTTAGAAAATCAAGGCAAAGAAAGGTTTACTATGAATACTGGTTTTATAAGCGAAGCGTATAATCAAGTCTTAAAAGAATTATTGGTTTCTGAGTTTGTATATATACACGATAGATTCAGACAAAGTCCTAGTAACCCATCTTTTTCACTAGCAGTACCTGTAACAATAGTTACTGGATCTGTTAGGTTACTTAAAAGAAAAGAAGACAAACTTATAAATTATGCTATAGATTTTGAAGCTGATTCTGACTTTGTACAAAGCATAAGATAATGAAAAGAGTAGTACAAATATTTGTAAGCGATACAAGACTAGATTTATTTGATGACGAGAATATAGACTACACATCAAAGATTCAAGATGTTAGAGATATCAAAATGGTATTCTCTGATTTTACACAAACATTTACTGTTCCTGCATCAGATACAAACAATAAAGTATTTAAACACTTCTATAAAACAAATATTACAGGTGGTTTCTTTGATGCTAGAAAAAAAGTAGATGCTGAAATATTTATAAATCACGCATCATTTAAAAGAGGTAAAGTGTTTTTAAATGGTGTAAATATGAAGATGAAAAAACCTAGTTCATATGAAATAGTTTTTTATAGCAATCTAATAAAACTAAAGGATTTAATCGGTGACGATGAATTAGAATCACTATCTTATCTAAGTAATTACGATCACGAATATAGTAGCACTAATGTATCAAACGGATTACAAGATGGTTTAGATTTAAATTCACAAACAGATTCGATTATATATCCACTTATAACAAGTAAAAAAAGATTATTTTATAATTCATCAGGAAGCTTGGCGTTTCAAGATAATTTTGATGGTAATATATATCATAACCCATCAAATCCAAATGCACAAAATATTTATAGAGGTTTAGAATACACTGATTTAAAACCAGCTTTAAGATTGATACATATAATAGAAGCTATAGAAAGTAAATATTCTATAAGCTTTACTAGAGATGTAACTGGAAGTACAAATAACTTTTTTAGTTCTACTGCTTTCTCTAATTTATATATGTGGCTAAGTAGAAACAAAGACAATATAAATGAATATTCTTCAGGTAATACAGAGGAATCTTTTGTTAGAACATTAAAATCTAGTGAATTTAATTCGACCTCTTTAAATATAGATAATGTTAGTTACACTAATGAGGTTTTTAGTATCACTACAGATGGCACGAGTACACAAAATTATGATATGACAGTAATTATAAAAACTGTTAGTAATACAAGTAAAGACTATACAATAAAAATAATTAATGTAGATACAGGTGCTATTGTTGCATCTAATAGGACTCAAGGCAACAATGGCTCTGTAGGTTTTTTTATTAACAATAATACTATAGGAACAGTAAATTTAAAAGTATCTGTATCTTCAAATATAGCTTTGAATATTCAACCCAAAGTAACATTTCTATTTAATACTGGTACTGATGATGACGCTGTAGATGTAAGCGAAACATATGATAAAACAGATACCACTTTATCATTAATTACAAATATTAATATTCTAGATCACATACCTAAAATGAAAGTAATAGATTTCTTAGGTGGTTTATTTAAGATGTTCAATCTTACTGCATTTTTTATAGATGATAGATCTCACGTAGACTTTGATAAAATTAAAGTACAAACCTTAGATACATTTTATACATCAGCCACCAGTAATCCGTCAGGTGGCACAATAGATATAACTGATTTTATAGACATAAGAAGTCATAGGGTAGATGTTTCACTACCTTTTAATGAAATAGATTTAAAATATCAAGAACCTAAAACGTTACTAGCAGAAGAACATAGTGAAAGGTTTAATAAAATATTTGGTGATGCCGAATTTAAATTAGAAGAAGTATTTCCTGATGAAATAGATAGAGGTACTAAATACGAAATACAATTACCCTTTGAGCATATGAAGTTTGAAAGACTACTAGATTTAGGAGATGCTAATATAGCAGCTACAGAAATACAAGTAGGATATTCTGCTAAAGGTGATTTTAGATTTGAAGAAGGTGTTGATACAGATGGTGATGGGTTAATAGAAGTAGCAGCAGATAAAGCATCTAAAGGTAATTATGAACCAGTTTTAACAAGACCATTGTTATTCTATGCTATAAATAAAACAGGCATTACAACAAAAATAAATTATAATGATGGTAGTACCAACTTAGGACTTACTAAATACTTTAGACCATCTAACACAAACGAAGAAGGATCTAACGAAGCATCACCATTAGAAACAGGCACTACTACATCTACAGTAGAAAATAAATTAGTTGATTCAGGACAAAACTTTACATCTACTTTAGCTGTAGGTGATGTGGTAAAAAATACTACAGATAATACTACTACCCTAGTCAAAACTGTTGATAGTGATACACAGCTATCACTACAGAGTAATATATTTACTTCAGGTGAAGGTTATAAAATATTTAGACCACCAGCTCATACAATAAACTTTGACAATGAAGTTGACGAATATCAATTTATAGATTACAATGGCACAACGAATTCTTTGTATAAGAAGTTTTATAAAACATACGTAGAATCTGTATTTAATAAAGCAAAAAGAATATATAAATACAAAGCTTATTTACCTGCAAGTTTTATGATACAATTTAAATTAAACGATCAACTTAAGATACAAGATAAGGTGTATCGGATTAATTCTATAAACACAAACTTAACTACAGGAGAAGCTTCTCTTGAATTACTTAATTTAACATCTGACGAACAGTTATGATAAAAGAGATATTAGAATTACTAAATGCTGACAACTGGTACGGAGTATCAGAAAATGTTGATATTGCTAAAGGTAAATATAAAGCTGTTAGTGATATCAAAGAACTAAAGCAAACACTTAAAAGAATAAGATATG